CCACTTGTTAAGGTACCCAAAGTCTTGACGCTCGTTCTCTGGGGATCGAACTCCAAAGCTCATGACCTGAACCAAATCATTGGGGAGGGTGACCCACCGATGCTTCACTTTAAACACTACGGCGCCTGAACCATCAATCGTAGCTGTTGCGGTGGTTCCGTTCTGTGTCTCAAAAACTGCCGCTGTAGAAGAAGTGACGCTAAGTATGCGCCACTCTTGATTATTTGCGTCCGTCGCTGAACCGCTGATCTGGAGGACCATACCCTCCATGTCATCCTCAAAGAAGGCGCCACCTGTGGTGATGGTGTTGCCGCCTGTGATGTTGCCATCGCTCGCTGTCCGATCTACCTTCAGATTGATCAGCATATCTTTCTGAGCGAAGCTCCAACAGCGGTCGGAGAACAAGTCGAGATACGACTCATTGAGGAACCTCTTCACCTCCGTCTCATAGGCTGTAATCCCAGGCGAATAGTCTAGGATCGAATTGGCCATGTCTAACATTGCGCGAAGATTCATAGGCACCTCAGAGAAAAAGCCCCGAAGGTGCGACGACCGACCAACGGGGCTTTAAGGGCAAAACCCTATGATGGAAGAATCAGAACTGTTTTAAGAAGATCACCGTTGCAATATTAGCCGTATCTGCTTCACAAGCATGTGCAACAATAGGCAGCGTAATAGCGGCGGCATACACAGCTAACTGACCAACAGTGTTCATATAGAGGCGGTCCCCCGCTACTGTAGCAGCCTCAACATTTGCTTCTGTGATGCCACACGTGACAACATCCACGCGCTCTCCAGCAGCAACTGTTTTTTGGGCAATACCGATGCAGCAATTTGCATCTGCTGTAATCATCCCTCGACGGACCAGAGTCACCTTCATTGCGTCAGTAGCATTGGCCAAGTCAAAGCTGACCGCATCATATTGATTGATTGCATCAGCAGCGATGAATGTCTCAATCTGACGACGGTTAGAATCATTCAGTGTTGTGAATGTCTCGCCAACAGTAGGAAGGCGTTGAAGTAAATCGTTAGTAGCCATGGGTTATGTCTCCGCTCTTGCCAAGACACCTTGGCTCTTAAGGTGATCGAATATCAACTGTGTACGTACAAAGATATTCGCTGAACGACTGGCATATCCTGAGATGTTTTCAAAGTCTTCGACAGAGAAATTAGCCGCGCTGTCAAATACGACCTTGATGAAGTCAGTGTTCAAAGTCATCATTGAGATAGTTTGGTCATTAGCCTTACCACCAAGAATACCAGTGGGAAGGTTGGGATCCACAAACATCTTGGCGGAGTGGAAGGCAAGAGCCAACTTACCACCGTCGAGGGTCTCTTCAGCGATGAATCGCTCGTTAGTGAAGAGTTGTTGTTTGTAAATCTTATAACTGGTTGGGCTCGCCAGAATGAGGTTCGGAACCCCAGCAGGAGAGTTGACCTGACAGTTTAAGTATAGGTCGGTGAGGAAACCAATCGCGTTCCCAGGAGCAGTACCAAAGTTACCACCCGCATCAACATATTGGTTCTGAAGATCAGTAAAGGTAGTCTTGGAGAGGCCACCCACTGTATTGGTTTGTCCAACACTGTTGGCTTCTAAGAATCCTGTCGGAGAGTTAGACCCAGAGAGAGTCAGCATTTCGGTGAGGACAGAAGATCCACCACGGATTGCTTGGAGCTCCCATTCACGTTGAAGCATGCCCATAACGCTCTTGAGTCGAGCCTCTACGATGCTAACGATGGCGCGTGGGCCACGGTTGGAGAGTTCCTCTTTCTTGGTGATGACGATGGGCGCCATAAAATCACACCAGTTGAACTCCGCAGTACGAAGGACATCTGAGACAGCCAAGTTGATTGGCTCGTAGCCAGAGGAAAGCTGGGTAATGGTTGAGTGTTCAGCGAGGATAAGTGGACGATCAATCTTTTGGCCACCGTCGATTGTCTCGACGCCACCTTTGCCTTTGATCTCATTGAGAAGAGGCAATTGCTTAAAGAGCTGATCCACCGCATCCTTGGCCAGCACGCGAAGTGTTGACGATAGAATATCGTTAGAAATAGGCATTATTAATCCGTAAAAGGAAGGGTATCGTTTTAATCTACGGATTATCCGAACATCGGGTCCGACTAATTTGCCTTGTCCCTACGGGGGGCTTTGGTCTAAAGGTAAAGGATTCCTCAACAATAAGCAAGGAAAAAGAGGGGTGGGCTTCTCGATAAAATCCGAAGTGATTTTACCCACCCCTCTATACTAACCTTTTTGCTTCATAAAATGTTGAGCCACTGCCCACCCCCCTTGCTTGCGAACTGAATCAGGAACTCCCCCCGCTTTAGCGCGAGAGGTACCCCCTACCAGAAGACCAGCATCTTGGGTGGCTTTTCTATACTTTTGAAGTTCCTCATTTTGTCTCTGACTTTGAGTAGTGAGGGCTTTCCCCTTCACCATCCAATAAGCATCTTCAAGACTCAAGTGCTGATTGGCTTTTAAGATTCGATAGATGGGCTCTTTATAGTCTCCCAAGTCTGGATGGGCTGACTTGAATTGAGACAGCTGGCCTTTACGCATTTGAAGTTCATGCTCTTGGCGCATTGGCTGGAGCATGTCCTGCATTTGTCGAGCGACCTCTTTGTTAACATGAGCCCTGTATGACGCTTCATCATAAGGGTTGAACTCTATCTCAGCGTTTGCCTTCTCATCTATCTGTTGATGGAATTCTTGGTTCTCCACCAATGCTCTTCGCTGGGCATCCCATGCCGACTTCTCTGCCTCAAGGGCTTTTCGTTGGGCGGCGATCTCTTGGGTCTTTCTCGTATAGTCAGACCTCATATTTGAGAGAAGCTTCTTGCCTTCTTCAGGCAATTCGCTCACAACCGCATTGTAATCAATGCCTGTGTATCCACCCTCTGAGTTGAGGATCTCATCACTTTTCAGCCGCTCATCTTCTTGAGATGCTGAGATGAAGTCCTCTAATCGAGAATAGATCGCATCACGCCTGTCCTGCCTTGCCTCTTTAGGTGGCAGATCACTTGTGTCTAGTTGTGGTGCGGGGGTTTCGGCTACAGGTGCGCTTGTCTGTTCAGGTGCAGGTGCGCTTGTCTGTTCAAGTTCTGACATATTACATCCTCATCATCATCATTTCGTCCATCTCCCCCTCACTTGGAGGAGGTGGTTCTGTTGGCATGGGCTCTGCCAAGTCAGTCTTCTCGACAGGCAGGTTCTTTAAAAACTGTTTGAATTCTCGTGACTTAGCGAGGCTCTTAAGCTGGCCAGCCGCTTGGGCGAGGTCTGCGTCATCGCCAATGACGGTGACATCAACGATCATGTCATCGAGCCCAACATCTGTGGCTACTTGATTCACCATCTCAATGGCGTCAACAAACTCCCCAGGAAAGACGGCGATGTCTTCCTCAAAGCTTGGATACTCTTGAACGTCAGGCATGAGGACGATCACCTCATTCAACGCATCAACCAAGTTATTGAGTTTAGGTGCAGAGAATTCGCCCTCTGGTAGAGCTCGCATCTCCTCCTCTTGCATGGCGACCTCTTCCTGAAGTCCCCCCTCGATTGCGCCCAGTTCACTGTCTGGTAGTTGCTCAAGTTCTTCTCTTGTAAAAGCCATCACTCACCTCGTATGTCATCGGCGAGGAGACCCCGCTCTTTTAATTTGGTTGCACTAAAAGTCTTAGCGAGCGCTTCCCCTTGATCACAACCTGATTCAAGGTGCGCTTTATATTCACGGACATCCTTGCCATGCGTCTTGTGCTCTTGCTGCTCTTGCTCAAGTCGATCTTCAAAGTAATTCTTTGGCATGTCCCGAAGATCCACAAGCCCCTTCTCTCTAAGAACCTTCTCACGGTGCATAGAGTTGGAGACATGTGTCTCTAAGTGCTTGTTATAACCACCATTTGTGTCTCCCCACCTATTGGCTGTTCTCGAAACCAAGGGGAGTTGTACTCTGGTGTTCTCTCCACAGGTCTCACACTTCATCCATCGCGGATGCTCCTCTCCTGCTAAGAAGATGTGTTCTTCTACGTGGTTGTTGTCGCACTTGTAGTCCCAAAGGGGCATTAGAACTCTCCTGGCAGAACGGATTGGATATTCTTAACTGATGGGTTAGCGATCATCTGCTCTAAGCTTGGCTCAGATTCAATGGCGCCAGCGCTCCCCCCTGGGGACTCAGCACCCATTGGAGTCTCCACCATGAAGGATTCGGGGAGACCCAGCACACGGATCACCTCTTTTAAAAGCTCTTGAGGAGGGACGCCCAAAGAGGTCAGCACTGGAATGTTCATAAGCAGTTGTTGCTTGGCAAGTTGCTCTGACATTGGAGTTGCTGCTTGGTCTGCTGCGAACACATCAAAGTCCGCAATCACATCGTCTGGAGTAACAATGGTAGGCAGACCGTCGATCATGATTGACGCAGGGCGTTCCTCCTCAAGAAATAAACCTAGGATACAAAGATACGATTTGACTAAAGCCTCTATCGCTTCGTCTCGTTTTCGGGCCATTGAGCCCAGCTGGGTAGATGAGTAACTGGCCAGCGCTGCGATCTCTGTAGCGGTGACCCCCTCTGCCTCTCCCCTTGTAAACGGCGCTTGCATGTCAGCGTCATTCTTATCCTGGGTGACCATCTGCGCGTAGAGCCCAACCTCTGGAGAGAGAGGGGTGTGGGGCACTGGGCGAATCGCTCCGTCCAAATCCTCTTCGTCAATCTCAACAAAGAGTCCATCGATGCCGCTGGTGATCTGTGCCATTTGCTCTTCGTCAAACACACCCTTGCGGACGATGTACTGACGGGAAGCCTTCCGAATAGCGCCAGCTTGAAAAGACCTTACAATATTCTTCTCATAACATTGATCGTAAATTCGCTTCACCCCTGAGTACCCCGTCATGGGTTGGTCAGGCATCTTGGTAAAGAAGAAGGGAATCAGCGGGGTCACTGGACGATCTGCGTAGTCCCGAAAAGGAATCGGTACTGATTCTAAGAACTTATTCCCATCGCTCCAATTGGTGCTCCAAAACTGAAGCTTGTCATTGACCAGATCATACATCTCTACAATCTGGATGTACTTATCAAACTGTGTGTCACGGGGAGTGTACTCTTCTCCTGGGGGAGTACCGCTACGAGGAGAGAAGTAAGGCTCACGGTCTGTCGCGTTGAACTTCTTTGACCCAAACTTCTCCTTCGCTTCATAGAGCGGCATGTAATAAACATGTCCGACGAACCGCTGCCGATCCGCTCTGGGCGCGTCTCTGTCCACAATAACCTCCCACGGGGCCAACGCCATGGGGAGGAGCTTGTCATACACATCATCGGTCTTTTGAGGGACGAGTTTAAACCAGGCATTCGGATAGAGGATCGCCATCCTCGACGCGTCTTCAATCTGCTGCCTTGCATGGGAGAGAAACTCATTGGCGACCGCTGCCGCCTTATCGACATTCCCCGTTCCGCGAAGCCCCTTCTTGAGTATGATGGCTGGGTTACGAGCATAAAGACTCCCAATGTAAGACTCCACAAACGCAAAACAATCCTGGGTCTGTATGGTGATCGCGGTTGGATCATCCTGATGGTCATCCCAGAATCTGGACTCATACAAGGCTTTATACTTCAGCATGTCATGGCGCATGTAGTCCCAGTACGCGACATGATGTGTGAGCATTTGTTGTACTTCTGCTGGCGTCATTAGTATGGACTCCTGTTACGAGGTACCGAAGTTCGCCACGGGATGGCACGCCTCGCCTTCTTCGCTCTCATCTTCTTCTTATGTTGCTCAATTAAGTTAGCACGCAAATTATGTAGTATTGACAAGGGTATATCCTTGCAACACCAAAGCGCAAGCGCCAAAGAAATTAGAAGATCGTCGTGAGAACCCTTTGGATGGTCGGGTCTCTGTTTATCTGTATCCCAGAACTGTGTTCGCAGTTGTTCAATCAATCGCTCATCCAGCGCGTCAAACATTCGGTTTTCAATTTGCTCTCTCAACAACTCAAAGAGGAGCTGTCTACTTTTGGCCCTGGTTTCAAAGTAGCGCTTCTTATTGTCTTTCCAAAGACGCCTGTAGCCAAGCTGCTCCAGTCGCATCAGAGTGGTACTCCCGTATCCGTTCGCCTCAACAAGCACCATTGGCTGATTGTACATGCCCGCAAGCTCAACGATAACCTCCGCGAGCCTCGCGGGACTGAGCCCGTTGTCTTCATAGTGGTACACAGGCTCACGGGTCCCAAGAGAGAGAATCGTGATCGCTGAGTAGTCGGAACCCACCCCAGCAGCAACGTCTACCCCCATTACATATTCTTCCTGCGGATTCGGGTCGGCAATCTTTCGCCTCTCTCGCTTACCCAACGCCAACACCTCAATGTCTTCCACAGCCTCCTGATCAAAGTAGGGAACCTTAGCAGCCCTAAACGCCTCATGAACATTGATGGGAAATTCGCGGCGAAATTTGTAATTACCCAAAGTCCGAATCTTCTTACGGCGCCAATACAGCTGACCCTCCGAAAGATCGTAAGCCTCCTTCAAAACAATCTCGTCTGGCGTGATCTTGAACGACCTGGGCGGTTTCGCATAGTACTCTGGCTTTACCTGCCACCCAAAGAACGCCACAACCCAATCATTCTCCCCAGAAAGAGAGCCCTTAATCAGATCATGGAACTTATCGTTAGACTCATTGGCTGTACTCTCAATAACGATCATCCCATCCCCAACCGTTGCCTCAATCTCCGCAATCGTCTCCTCTTGATCAGGATAAAACGCAAACTCAGACAGATG